TGAGTTCCACCAAGTTTCAGTAGCACCATCAATGCCACCAACGCTGTTACCTGATTCAACGAGGTTACCCAAGCCGTTCCAGTTCTTGCCACTGTTACCAGTACCATTACCGAAGAACATGGCGTTGAAGCCTTCCTTCATTGACTCTTCAGCCTGCATGATCTTCGCTTCAAGAAGGTTAACCATTGCTTGTTCACCGTTGTTCTTCGCTTCTTCAATACCCGAAATAGCGATGGAAGCAGCGTACTGCTTCCAGTCAAACTCTGCAGCAGTGATACCCGACTGAGGAGTAAGCGAAACAGCATCGTAACCTGAGTACGACGACACAGTTGAGTTCTCACCATAGATGAGAGGTTCAACGATGTTAGTTCCACCATTCAACATACGAACACGACCCTTGTCCATCAAGAAATAGGTTAAAGGACGAGCGTTGAAAACGTTGTCAGTAAGTGTTTTGCGGTAGTTAGCAACTGTTGTTGCCAACAGTGTTTGTAATGCATCTCCATGAATAGCCATAATAATTACCCCTTTAAGGTTTAAGAGACACCGTGTTGCCGTTTTGCAGCAGCCCAAGCGTCAGCGATTGTTTTTACAGGTCCGACCTCATCCTTTGCAGTTCTAGCAGATGTAGCACCTGAAACAACAGACGCTGCACGTTTTGCTTCAGTTGCCTTAGTAGTACGTTCAGTTTCTGCTGAACGCCTAGCACTAACACGGTCAAAAGCAACCTGCTTAAAAACTGCTTCAAGATTCGTATTGCCCTGCGCAAGCGCAGAAGATACAACCTCTTGAGGATCAAAATCTTCACCATATTTGGTTTGCAAACGCACGATCTCGTCTTGGAGTCGCTGCTGTGCCTGCACCTGTTCAAAAGCCGATACTCGTCTATCAATCTCTTGGAGACGTTTATCAACTTGATCATCTATCCCAAAATCCGTTAAAAACGGATCATCTTCAACCATCTGTCGTGCATCATTACGGCTAATGCCATAGTGATTTGACAACAAATCAAGTGTTGAAGCAGGATCACTTTCAAGTGCTTGCCTAATAGCAGAAGCCCATTGGAGTTCTTGCTTTTGCGATGCCAACTCTTGTGTCTTGCGAGTATAATCCGCTTGACGTGAATAGCCAGCAACAGCCTCAGATAAAGGCACTCGTACTTCTTCGCCATCAACTTTTACAGTAATATAGTGATCACTGTATTCGTCCATGTCTAGAATTGGTGCATCTAGTTCGGCTAATCCCTGATCTTCAACTTGTCCATCAACAATGGGGTCTGCGCCAAGGTTATCTTCAAAGGTGTCTGTCACCTGTATCTCCTTAGAGTCCTAAATGGTTGCTCTATAGATACAAACATATCGTTACATAGTATTAGGTAACTGCACACCCATACGAGAAGAAAGCATCGCCAAAACCGAAGGGTCAACACCTGAAAGCGCATCAGGGCTTGAAGGTGGAGGGGCAACAGGAACTGGTCCTGCAGAAGGCGCACCCTGCGAAGTCATACCACCCATATCGGGAGGCATAGGCATACCACCTTGAGGTGGCATACCCATTTCAGGTGGCATACCTTCACCCATTTCGGGTGGAGGAGGTGCTTGCTGAATGAACTGATCGGGGTTCTTAATACCAAAACCAAACTGCAGAACATGCGCTGCAAGCGCAGGCATGTTAATAAGCCCAGCACCAGCAAACGGCGACATAGCGTCAACCATCTGCAAAGCCATCTGTCGTCGGAAAGACTCATTAACTGGGGCTGTAGAACCAGCCTCAACATCAAAGTCAAACTCTCCAGCAATATAGTCAGGTTCAAAAGTAACCCAAGTAGGTTCACCATCTTTGCCAACAACACGTGCTACTTGCTCACCAGTCATGAACTGTTGAGCAAGAGCAACAAGACGGAAAGCAACCTCAGCGATAGCGCCTTCAATAGTAGCCAACTTGTCAGCAGCACGAGCATTCGCAGCATCTTGAACGATTGCTGCTTCTGTCGCTGTACGACGAATCTCAGGAACACCACCACGCTGATACTCAGATACACCTGAAACAGTCTGAATGTCACCTTCAATAATGTCTGACTGACGATAGAACTCAGGAGGAGTGACTACAGCAGGGAAAGGCACAACAACGTTATTAAGGTTCTCGTCACCCGATACAGGAACTAGAACGTTATCGTAGTCTGACTCTAATGCGTCACGACCATCAGCATCAAATGCTGATTCCTTAAACAAGTACTTACGTGAGTACCGTTTACGGTGATTCATCATCTGAGTACGAGTTGCATTTAACTCACGTTGAAGAGGTTCAATAGCCTCAAGGTCACCCATGGGGTAGAAATAGTCAGGAATGTCGTAGTTTCGGATCATCACAAAAGGATGACCGAAAGCGTACGGCATATCAATTGGCTTGACTAAGAACTGTTCTGAACCTTCAGCAAAAACACACATTGTTTTTTTAGCAATGTCGTAGTATTCCCATACTTCAACATAGCCTTCTTCGGTGTCTTGAACTTTGCGTTTTGCTGGATCTTCACTATAACGACCCCACGAGGTGGCGTTAATGTTTTCACGTGCAGCACGTGAGTACCTTTTATCGCTCTTGATATCTTTCAATGAGCGACGAATACGATGCGCAATCCACAGAGCATCTTGCATTGAAGTAGCATCAGGATCAACGTACACATCAAATGGTGATACACGCTCAACAAAAGGACGATCTTCAACAATCACGATAGATGGGGTTACTTCATTGCCTTCAACGTTTGCATCAGATTGATCTCCTTCTTCGGAGATGCTTTCTTCTTCAACATAACGATAGCCACACTTAAGCCAGCCATGACCAACAATAAGGAAGTCTTTTACAGCCCTACGGAACTCAGGTCGCACTTTGTAGTGCTTCCACCAATAGTTAATAACAGCCTCAGTAATGATTGCTTTAGGTGCGTCAGTAGGGCGACGAGCATTAACCGCAATCTTGGGATAGTTAACAGCAACACTAGGAGCGATAACGTTAATCGTAGAAAATGAGATGTTAATCAAAAGACGATCTTCATCAGAGATGTCTTCGTAATGGCGACCACGATAAAGGTCAATCAAACGTCGCCACGTATCGTCGTATTCTTCCTCACGTCGCCAACGTTTGGTAATAGCAATCTTCTTTTGATAACGAGTAAGTGCCTCGGAGTTAGAAGGACGAGCCATTAATTACTCACCTTCAATGCTATTAATATATTCTTCAGACGCACGATAAACGAAGTTGATGAGTGCGCCAACACCAGTCCAAAGGGCTGTCTTCCAAATCTCTAGACCGCCCACAGCACCACCTACAAGAATACCTGTTGATGCAAAAACAAAAGTAGCGACTGCTTTCTTGGCTGATTCTGAATATTTCATAATCCCTCTTTCAAATGGTAATCAATATGATCGTCCAAGCGATCATCTATATGGTCAACCTTGTCTTCAATACGGCGAAGAACTTTATAGTTCTCGCCATGTTCCCTCGTATTGCGAGTGTCATACCTTTTTAAAGCCAACATCAAAGGACCACCAATAAGTGCGACGACAATAGGGGTAATCCAATACATTTAGATCCAACGAGTCCCAACAGGTTCGGCTTTAATGCCAGCATTGGCAGCATGCCTCATTTGTTCATCTTGACGCTGTTTAATGGTTGGACCGTGGAAGTCTTCTTTACCATGAGCAAAACCTAAACGAATACCTTTTACGTGGCAACCGAAACAGACAGCACCTCTACGTGGAAGTACGTCAAAAGAAAACAGTTTGTCACATTCTACGCAGTTAATAGATCCCATCACAGTATAAGGGGATCGTTACCTACTTCTTTCGTGCGTTATATGCACCCAATGGTACAGTTTTTAACCCTTCATCACCGTATTGGATAAAACGTTCAAACCAATGCAAACTATATTTAGGTGACGCTATTTCAGGTCTGTACTCAGGAAGCCAAACATACTTTAACATTTGATATGTGATAGCCAAAGACATTACCCTGTCGTCGTGAGGTGAACCATTCATCCGACCATTCGCATTACGAACATATGTCTTTAACTCAGCAATAGTTCGCTCACAAGGAATATGAATAACATTGTCTCGGATAGCCCCAGCCAACTCGTCAATAGCCAAAGGCTTTGACGCAGTTGTAGTACGCCAACCAATAACCTCCGAAGGTTCAGGATTGCGCTGCTGCAAACGACGCTGGCGATACATGTTCTTGTACCCGTATCGTTGCATAGCCTTAACCGTGGTTAAACCGTGGTTGTTGTTTTCTACGGCAACTAAAGCCCCATTGTAAAGCCATCCCATTTCACAGAGAGCATCACCAAAAAGGTCAGGTTCAATATGTCCATGCCAATGCGCTACAAGCGCATCTGTACGAGCATTAATAATATGCGCCGACGAATAGTCGCCATGACCTAAACCTTCAGCAATGTCAGCCCCAATGACATAAATACCATCAGGTTCAGGCATCTCCCAAATAGCCAACTCACCATCAGGGGTTTCACGGTACTCAACCTGCTTACGAGCAATAACGTGCAGATATCCACGTTGTGGTTCTTCAATCTCATATTTCATAAGATTGTCAATATCAAAAACAGGGTTACCCGACTTAATGAACGCTTCTTCAGGGCTGCGAGGGTATTCTTGGTGCAACTGCCAAGAAGGCATAGTCTTGGATTTAGACTCGTACCATTGTTCGTCACGGTCACCAGCAGACCAAGGCCAAAAAATACCTTTAAACAAGTTTGTTTTGTTTTGTGACCCCACCCACATCTGATGAAAGAAGTTACCCGAACCATTAGCCGTAGACAGACAGATAACACGACCACCAACGTCAGCAATTGGCTCAATTGAAGCCCACGCCTCCTCGGAGTTAGGCAAGAACGCCATCTCGTCAACAATAACAAGATACACAGACTCGCCACGAGCAGGATCATTACCTGAAGGCAATGATTCAATAGATGACTCGTTAGAGAACGTCATCTTCAACTGGTTGTCAGACGTGATATCAGGACCACGTTCCTTCATCCATAGAGGGATGAATTTAAAACCATACTTAGACTTCTGCAACAACTTGGCAGCCTCTCGTTCAGTACGAGACAACATAACCACAAACCTGTCAGACCAAAAGAACGTCAACCAAAAAGCGTAGGCTGCACCAAGAGTAGAAAACCCAATCTGACGTGCCTTAAGAACCACACTGTATCTGTTAGAAAGCCAAGCACGAATAGTTTCTATTTGTGCTTCACGCATATCAAACTTGATACGACCACGCTCAGGATGTTTAATGTGCCAGTAATTATCACAAAAATATTGAAACGCTTCAACTAGATCATCTATAGAAGCGTCTTCGCCACCCTTGCACTTACGCCATTCCTTCTCATTGAGAAGTTCACTCAGATCCATTTTTCCTCATCTTAAGTGGCTCAGGATTATCTTCCTGACCACACACTGGACATTCCCACTTACATGCTGCAGGTGGATACTCTTCACCACAAACAGGGCATTCAATTAACTCGGTCATACAACCCGCAGTTTGAGGCTCATACAATCCGCAGTTTACGAGACTCCTGCTCACGAGAAGCAACAGCAGAAATAAGATCATCTAACTCTTTATCAGACAGTTCAGCACTTGACTTCTCGGACTTAACTGTCAGCGTAGGAGGAGACATCCGATTGGTGGCTTGCAGATACAGTTGTGCTGCCCGTATGTCGCCGCCAATTGCCTGATTGTACAAAGTATCAAGAAGGCGCTGCGAACGCTCAGGAGAGCCTTGAATGTCCTCTACCTTGGAAGCCCAAGTCTTCTTAAAAACTTCCTTCTTTTCCCAACGACGCAAAGTGACCACGTTCACTCCGATGGAGTCGGCATACTTTTCTTTGCTTGAAGGGACGCGTTCAGAAGGGGGCGTACACAGCCAACCTATGTAAGATTCTTGGCGCGCATCCAGCACATTTTCTTCAATACTCATCAAATACAGGCAACTTCGTTACCTGTTTAGTGAGGTAACGGGTAACGCTTAGGTTAGGGGCTTATGGTTATCAACGAGTGCTACCGCAGGGACGCACTCGTTGATCTATAACTAGTACTAGTTGCGACGACAGGAGCAAATATGCCACAAGTAGGAAACAAGAAATTCCCTTATACTGCTAAGGGTAAGGCAGCAGCCAAAAAGGCTGCAGCCAAGTCAGGTATGAAGGTACAATCTAAAACAAAGAAGTACTAATGGCGACGACAAGGAAGAAGTGATGGCATCTAGCAAAGATCCCCGTCTAGCACGAGCAGGTGTAGCAGGTTACAACAAACCCAAGCGTACCCCTGACCATCCTAAGAAGTCACATATTGTCGTGGCTAAATCAGGTGCTCAAGTTAAAACTATCCGCTTTGGTGAACAAGGTGCATCCACTGCAGGTAAACCCAAGGCAGGAGAATCTGATCGCATGACCAAGAAACGTGCCTCCTTTAAGGCACGTCATGCTTCCAACATTGCTAAAGGACCAATGTCCGCAGCGTACTGGGCAGACAAAGTAAAATGGTAAAAAAAGAAGCACCACAAATACCACCCCTAGTAGAAATCTTTTGGGAAGATCACTACAGCATGGGTGACGACTGGCACGAACCCGATGCCAAACACGAACCATGTGTCCTCTCAGCAGTAGGTTACCTTGTCGCAGAAAACGACCAGTACTACTGGGTCGCTTGTACCTACGAACTAGCCACAGGGAACTACAGCGCAGGGACAGCAGTCCTTAAGAACTGCGTCACCTACTTTAACGAGCATTCCCCAGCCCGTAAAATACATTAAAAACATATTCTGACCTGCACACATCGTACTTAGAAACAACACAACACCCCCACTGTGACCATCGTCACACAAGTATATAAACCTATCACGATTCGGCTACGCCCTGAGGGACTCTTTGGCGAATGGGTACGTACACCCCCCCATGCACCCCTCCACATGCACATGCACAGGGTGAACCCTGTTGATCGCCAATAGAACTAGGACTGTTTCCCGATTCCGTCCGCCACGGAACTAGTGTCCTGAACAAACGAGGGACACGAAAGGTGAAACTAATCGGAGTAGGTCAAGGGTATAACCATATGCCTACGCCATTTAATTTCAAATTAAATTACAAACAGAATAGGACGGTCATCATGACTACTATCCGATCAAACTCACTCTTTGCCAAGGTGGCAACAGATGAAGCGAAAGCCTTTTGCGAGGCTAACGCTATCCTGAGTGTTATCTATCTTCGTCTCGCTGACGCTAAGCCAGCGACAACGACTTGTGATGAGGCTTGGGCTCTATTGCCTAAGAGCATGCGCAATAGTGTTAACGCTAAGTCCTTCGGGGTTCAGATGTCTAATGCTAATCGTGTTCTTCGTGACTTCGCTGGCGCTAAAAAAGAGGGACGCTTGGCAGCCTATAAGGACGCTGAATCGTTCGTCGTGAAGCATCAGAGTCTCACTAAGGCTATCCATGAACTGAACCCTACGGTTAAGGCTCAAGCGGATAAGGCTCTCAAGGCGAAGAATGCTGCCCCTAAGACGGTTACTGTCTCAACGGATGGCGAGAAGGATGTCACGGTTAATTCTACCGTGGATAAATTCGCCCATACTTGCGAGTCTGTCGCTAAGTGGAGCATTGAAGAGAAGAAGGCGCTTGCCCTATGGCTTGAGGCTGAGATCTCTAAGAGTACGAATAAAGCCCTAGTCAAGGCTTAATTGACTGCGGACTGTCTCCCGTTTAATTTCAAATTAAACGGGAGCAGTAGCCCTAATCGTACGGGACAGTCCACTGCGCAGAGTGCGCTATTACATAACATTAAAAGGAGCAGACTATGTCTGAGCACGATTACGATTACGTTGATGATGCATGGCTTGACTATGTTGAAGATCAGATTGAGTCCAAGGGCTTTATTTGGGCTGAGCGCATCGCTTAATTCAATTTAATTTCAAATTAAACCTAGGAGGGTTTATGTTTAATCAAGGTGACTATTTACAAGGTGCGCTTGAGCGCATCATGGAATTGGCTGACGACTTCAAGAGTGGTTTAGTCGGTCAGGGTTATACGGAGCGTACTATGCTTCGTATTCTTACAGAGTTGAAAAGTAGCGTCATGACTGAGGCTGCTTTTACGATGGACTGAGTCCATTTAATTTCAAATTAAATAGGTTTGGCTATAGCACGAAGTGACAGACAGATACTGTCATGGGTCATTGGGGTTGCGCCGTGAGCCAAACGTCCTGAGCATGACGTTAAACTGTTCGCCTAGCATGTTGGCGACATATGACTGGTAGGTAATGCCTGCGTATTGGCTGTGTGAGTGAGCCTTGAAGATTACTAACTCTCAGTCGGGCTATCGGTACTGCCCGTAACATAACGCTGTGTCTCACAGTTAAACGAACCGAAGAGAACGTCCTAGGCATGACGTAAAACTGCCTACCCCAAAATTACATTTAATTTCAAATTAAACTACAAAACAAAGGAGCAAGTATGAGAGGCAAAATAATTGCAGCATATAACGAGGGCAATGTCTTATGGCTTTGGTTCTCGTCGCCTACTGGAGACAGTAGCGACTCGCATCAATTCAGAATCCCATGCATTGACGTACAGCAGGCACAAGAAATCGCTGAGTACTATCATGATATCTGTGATGTACCTAGGTATGAGGTGAATGCATGACATATCCCTACGTTCTACTAGGTCTAGCGTCACTACTAATCGTAGGTCTCATATGGTTTGCCTATGAAGTAGGTCGCCGTGTTGGTGCTGACGAACAACGACATGAATACGGGGAGCGCCCTAGTTATTGGTTCTCTGACGATAATGAGCCGTTCTAGGTTCTTAACCAACGCTCCATCAACGTACGACTACGGATTCTCCTTTGTCGTCGTTGGTGAGCGTCGGACTAAAATAAATGGTACGTGGTTCATGTTGCGTACTATTGAGGTAGACTCTAATAAGGCGAGCGTTCAGGTTGAGCGTTATCGCAAGGGATGCTATCTAGTTGTGAGCGTTTAATTTCAAATTAAATTAAAACCTGAGGAGGTTTAAGTGGAAATTCAAGTGGCTATCAAGCCTCGTTTATCTCAAATTCTTCGCAACAGTGAAGAGTATACTAACGCATATTTAGAGAGTGGCTACACTGACGCTATCGTAGGGTTCAAGTGTCGTTATGGTCTCGGCTACATTAAAGAAGTACGCCAAGAGCAAGGGTTCAACCCTGTCGTCGCAGATCTTTTGACTGCGCCTCAATTTAATCTCAAATTAAATGGTAGCAAGGTAGCGACATACGGGATGACGTTGGCTCATGCTGACATCAGTGACTATGAACTGTGTGCATGGCGTGGCGACTGTACCAAAGTGTGTGTCCTCAATAACGGTAATGGTCGCTACGACAGTGTACGTAAGGCTTGGATTTGGAGGACTCATCTTTGGGGTAAGTATCCATCGGTGGCTGCTTATCGTCTCGGTTGGGAGTTAGGTAGGGCTGTGGTTAAACATGGCGAGATCTTGTTCAGACCTGACGTTAACTCTGATCTGTCTTGGCATCAGTGTCTGACTAGTTTGGGTGAGTTACCTAATGTTACTGTTTACGGTTACACGAAGAACCCTGCTAGGTTGGCTCATAACTCTGATGAGATCTACGGTAATTTTAATTACTGTTACTCTTGGAATGAGAAGTCTAACGTAGATAAGGTGCGTCGTCATCTTGAACGTGGCGGTAAGGTTGCTGTGGTCACGTCACGTAAAAAGGGTGAACCTATTGACGCTGACGCTTTACGAGAGTTCTTTGGCATCAAGGACTTTGGCATGTCCTTTGTTGATGCCGATAAGACTGATGAATGGATGCTCTCTGAGGGTGCAGTCATTGGTGACCTGTCCGCTAAGGGCAAGGCTCGGCAGTTAATTGGCGACAGTACTTTTGTCGTTGATATCTACTGAGTTTAATTTCAAATTAAATACAAACAACAAACCAAACAAGGAGAAAATAAAATGAGTTCAGAAGAAATTACAACAGAACAGGAGCACGTTCAAATGAACAAGTTCACAATTTTAGAGATCAATCATGATGATCGCTTCAAGGATTACCAACTTGGGGCGTGGATTGTGAATGGTAGTACCGAGTTCGTTGAGGGTACTGACATCAGTCCTATCAACATGTACGATATTAAAAATAAGACTGATCACTATAAGTTTGTATCAGATCAGTCAGGTAAGCGTTACATTGAGATGAATCGTATCACTCAAATCTTTCAGGAGTTCATCAACCGTATCGCTGAAGAAGAAGTCCTTGATAAGGATGATGACATTTGGGGTCTCGTCGCTCCACTTGTTGAGGAGGGTACTTTGGAGTCTCCTCATATTGTTGAGCACGAGTTCAGTTTCACTGTGACTCTTACTCATGAGGTAACTGTGACGTGTAAAGCACCTACGTCTATGTCTGAGCGCACAGTTCGTGACATGTTGTCTGATCGCATTAGTGATAATGCCGAAGATCTTTCATGTCTTGACAGTGACGACTATGGTGATATTACTGACATTGACTGGGATTACAACAACTGTACTGACGTATCAGTAGACGAACAATAGTAGATCTGTGTGGGGTGGGGGTTCGTTTGTACTCTCTCCCATCCCACACAACCCCAATTTAATTTCAAATTAAACGAGAGGAAAACAAAATGGAGGAGTATCTAATGGAATTGAAACTATCTAAAGAGCAACGTTCGTTCTTAGTTGAATTTGCTAGACAGAAATTTAACACTGTGTCCGACGAAGAGTTGGGTGATGATTGGTGGGACTCATACATGGGGTTTGACATCAACATCTGCTACGACGAAGACGTGGAGGCATACAAAGCATGTGCTTACGCACTCAAGGTTGAGTGCGACGAGTCAGGTATTTGCAGCACCGTCACAGACACATCACAATTCACAACACTTATTTACTTAGCCTAATCAATTTAATATCAAATTAAACTACAAGGAGAAACATGAAAGTTCAAAAGATAATCAACTGGTTGCAAGACCTAGACCCTGACAGCGACATTGCTTGTCTTTGGTGGACCAAGCCATCTTTCTTTGAAGATGACTGGGATGGTGAAGAAGTGAGTAATCAAATGTGGGCAGATATCTGTCAAGAATTTGATGATTGGGATAATGCTGGTGCAGATATTAACGATTGGATTGCTGACGCAATCATTGAACACAAACAAAAGAGGAGCGAAACAAAATGAGTTTAACATACGACTTTAAAAATACGACCATCCCAACGGATGATCTCTACGACGAATACAAGTCACCATATATTGGTGAGCCAGCACACAAAGATCTAAAGGTTGAATACAAAGCAATTGTATTCTTGTGCATGGTCACTGACATTGGGTGCATCAAAGACTTGGATCATGCAGAAGAGTTCTACTATCGTGCAAACTTCTACGAAAAACTTTTCGGACCTATGTTTGTGCATGGCAAGAATAAAATGAATTCGTTTACAGCAGAACTAGATGGTGTTGAACGTGAGTTCGTCAAAGTAACTGTAGTTGAATCAGAGACTGGCGAGATCACTGATCGTCTTGCTGGTATCGGTGAGTTCTCTGCAGACATTGAGAACTATCCTCAACTAGAAGAGTACGACAATCTTCGTGTCTCATATTGGTTCAAGGACCATGACGAAGCAATTACTTTACTTGAGGTGGAAGGCGCATTCTGTGACGATACACTGGTGTTCGCTCCATACAAGTATCGTAAGGGTCAGACAGCATTAGACAGAGATACTGTTGACGAGTGCGTTGGCTTGTATGTCAACGTATTAAATAAGACTCGTAAAGAATGGTTCAAGCGTTGGACGAGCAACCGTGAGTTGTTCCCCAGCACTGACCCTCTTGCGAAGAAAAGCAAGTAAGTAATTTAATTCCAAATTAAACAACAACAAAAGGAGAAATTAAAATGGGTGAAGATAGAACAGGCGTATTGGGTGGTGTGACTAGCGGAGCGTTCCGTGTTGCGCCGTGGCATGGACTCGGTGAGAGTCGTAACAGTAAGGGTGAGGTTGTTGGTCTGAAGACTCAGATCAGTGACAGCGTTCGTACTGGCGACGAACTCTTAGTCACTGCTGGATTGAACTGGCAGGTAGAGAAGTGTACTCTTGCAGAGTTGGGTTTAACTCAGGAGAACGCTGATCAACATGCTGCAATCATTCGCACCGACAAGCAAAGCATCCTTGGTATGCACAGCAACAAGTACGGCACAGTGCAGAACGAAGTGCTCGGTCAGTATACAGATGTCATCATGCAAGCACGTGGTGATGCGTTCCCTGTGTCTGCTGTGGAACTATGGGGTGGGCAGGTCATCTTCCTTGTCATTGAATTCCGTGACATGGTCAAGGTAGTTCGCAAGGATGGTGACGAGACTGACAAGATGACTCGCTACATGGGTCTCTATACTTCGCACAATGGGACTTATCCTCTCGCTGTCAAGTACATGAGTAACCTTTGGGTCTGTCAGAACACGTTCACTCCTTGGAGTGCTGACACTGGGTTCACTATTCGTCACACTCGTAACGCTAGTGACATCGCTACTTCTGCAATCAAATCTTTGGAAGGGATGATGACCTCGTTTGATCAGTTTGATCTTGAGATCAATCGCCTTCTAGATATTGAGGCAGACAAGCGCATGCTCACACAGCGTGTCATCCCTGCTGTCATTGGGTCACGTCCATCTGAGGCTGGTCGTAGTCAGACTATGTATGACACTGCTTGGGATGGCATCGTTGCCGAGTGGAACGAGAAGACTCGTGGAGAGACAGCGTTTGATGCTGTCATGGCTGTCCAAGGCTATGAACAACATCGCTCAGTTGTTCGCAACAATAGTCGTGACGTTGCTGCGATTCGTCGCCTGCTTCGTGATGACTTCCCACTTACTGCGAAGGCTGTTAGTACCTTCGCATAATGCTGTGGGTGGTGGGGTAGCCCCCTGCCCTGCCACCCATTTAATTCCAAATTAAACACACAAACAAAGGAAACAAATGAAAGAGTTATCTATCACCCTGTCGTTGCAAGAAGTGGAATCACTTCATAAAACCATCGGCATCGCAATCCAAAACCTGATTAGCAAGATGACCAAGTACGGTCCTGACTCTAAGTACGGTAAAGAATCAAGTGCAGATATGCGTAACCTCGTTGCAGTTCAAGAAGAAATTCTTAGCCTTCTGTACGAGAGTGCATGATGACCATCAGACTCACCTACACATACAGTGAGTATGCACTCATCATCACCATCATGGAAAACCTTATCGGTAAACATCTATGCATCAACCACTCTGACTCTGATGAAGAGATCGCTTGCGGTGAACTGCTAGAGGTTGACGAAGAGGGCTTCACGTTATGGCATGTAGATGCCACAACGATTTTCACTTGGGACAACTATTCAATATCAGTATTCTAAAAGGAGATAACATGAAAATATATCACGTTACATTTTCACCCATTGTCCACATCGTAGTCGGGGAGGATGGTGAACTGATTGACAAAGTAATTGACTTCAGTTCATCATTCACTGGCTGCGTGCTAAAGACAACGGACGAAGATGATGATGAAGACGAAGCAGTTGAAGTCCATTCAGTTGATGAGCAAGACGTAGCAGTACGCCTTGCTGATTCAATCCTAGACACGTTAGACCTAGAGCAAAGGTTTCTACCTCAATGACTAGCGACGACAAGAAGTGGTGGTTCTGTGAGAAATGCGCAGCGACAATCATTACTCATGTGCCTTTGAAATCAGCACCGACATGTGCAAAGCATCGGGGTCACCCTCACATGAAAGAAATACCCAAACCAAAAAAGTAGCCGTGAGCAGGTATTATGCATGTTGACCAATTCAATGTGTATACTATCCCTAACGGGGATTAGCACGAGTACTAGATCCAATCCGACACGGAGTGATCGGATTGGATACAGTACCTATTTAATTTCAAATTAAAGGAGATGAAATGCCACCACAAGTAAAACCTGAAACATGCAATGTCGTCGGACATAGCATTGAATGCCTCTGCGATGTCGTCGTGAAGACTCCAACGCAGATCAAAGTAGATCCAGTTAACGAAGGCTGGTGTGGATTAGAGATTGCAGAATACTTAGACCTTGGTACACCTTGGACAGATGAGAAAATGGTGCAGTTCTTTCAAGCACAAGTCATGTTCCATGACGAGTGGATAGTTCTCACTCGTACTGCTAGGTTGACTGGCGCTGAACTTAATCGTCGTCGCACCGAACGCAAACTTAATTTCACTGAAGAACAAATGACTGAACTGCGACGTAGAGTAAAGCAAGGTTCAACAGCAACTCAAATAAGAGTGCTAGTAACTGTGATGTGGGGAATGGATCTCGTTCCTGCTCATGCAGCACGCTTGCACCGCCAACTGAAAGAAGAACTATGAAGATTCAAATAGATGACGATGGCACAACCAACGTCTACGTACGCCAGTCTTGGATTGGTGATGCGCTCATGTGTAATGAGCGTGGTCGCCAAGGCATGATCAGGTCAGAGTGGAACATGCCCAACGATGCAACCATCCTAGGCACTGCAGTCCATGCTGGCATCGCCAGCATCCTTGAAGGCAAGGGTGAAGGTATTAAGGTTGGACTCGCAGAGTTAAACAAACTCCTTGACGAACCATTCAACCGTGTCAAGTACACCAACGAACAACTCTACGATTTCGTCCACGAACTCGTAACAGAATTTGACAAGAACATTCTGCCCCACGTTGGCGAAGTTGTCGCCGTAGAAAAATCATTTACTTTCCCTATGGACGAATTTATTTTGGGCGATAACACAGTGAAGGTCCATGGCATTGGTACAATGGATTGTCTAACGACGACTGGTATTTGGGACTGGAAAACTGCAGCCCGAAAATACAATCAACGTGACAAGCAATCACAAGCAGTACAGCCAACCATGTACGCTGCAGCAGCAGTCGCAAATGAGTGGCTTGAATACCCAGCAACATTCAAGTACGGAATTTTAGTTCGTGGAGGATCGGCACAAATACTGTCGGTCCATCGTAACGAGAGCCATGCCGATTGGCTTAAAGAGATTGTCAGACCTTTCATTAGGCAGGCACTCCTCCTCGGCACAGATCAGTCGTGGACCAAGAATGACACACACTATTTGTGTAGTCAGACTTGGTGCTCATACTGGTCAATATGCAAGGGAAGCAAGTTAACTTCATCAGATATACAACCACAGGAAGGATCACTAAAATGATCAGCAAAGACCAATCCATTGTCACTCAGGTGGCTGCAAAGATCGCAGCCGAACTTGTTGTGAAGGACACCAACACCATGCATAACATTACTGAGTGGCTCATCGCTTTTGATGCAGTAAGCGAAGCCCTCAACAATGCACATGGTTTCAACTCAGACCACGGTGTTGAAATGCTTCAGCAGACATTCCCTAACTCAACTATGGAAGAAGCAGTTGAAGCACCTAAGCCCACATTCACCAAGGCTGCAGCACCACAAGCAATGAGCAGTGGCACACTTGTCGTCGCTGGCAAGCAACACGGCGATCTTCCTAACTGGTTGGTCAGCGCATGCAAGAAGGCAGGCGTGGGTCGTGTATGGGACAACCGTGACCAAGCAGTTGGCACAAAGCGTCCTTGGTTCAAGCAGGCAGACGCTGTTGACGGTCAAGAGCCAGCAGCATTTTGGCCACCCAAGAGTGCATCATGACAGAACCCACCGTAGATTTTTCTGCGAAGTGGAAAGCATTGAAGGATGGGGACGAGCAATCGTCCCCATCTCTTTCCCCCGTATCAGAACACAAAGGACATACTTACTATCATCCTCTTGAAGAAGCAGCAGATGAGTTTGTACGTTGGGCGCAGTCACCACACGAACGTATCTACACAGGGTTCAATGATCTTGATCGTGAGATGCGTGGCATCGCTGCAGGAGAGATGTGTCTAGTCATTGGGTACAGTCATAGTGGTAAGACATTAACGTTGCTGGAAATGTTGAAGGCTAATAGCAACAAGAACATTATTTATTTTGTACCTGACGAACCACGTACACTCGTATTAATTAAACTCGCCTGTGTTACACACGGCGTGAACGCAGCAGATCTTGAACGCCTCATCGCAATGGACGACACCGAGGCAATTGACTTATTGAAGCAGACAGCAAACGAACACTTCCCAACCCTCGCTGTTCTTGACCAGCCTATGGCTCTCTCCGATATGGAGAAAGCCATGTCTGAAGTCTCTGACATGTGGGGACAGAAGCCCGACCTTGTCGTCTTTGACTATCTTGAACTACTCCAAGGTGGAGGGGAAGACGTACCATCTAAAGCCAACACGATGAAGGCTTGGGGGCGACGACATGACGTACCACTTTTGGTGCTGCATCAGACTTCACGCTCATCAGGATCTGATGGTAAGCGCCTGACGATCTCATCAGGATCGTTTGGTGGCGAGCAGCAAGCGACACACATCATTGGTGTGCGTCGTAAGCGGTTTGAGATTGAGTCACAGATACGTGAACTTGAAGCCAAACTAGATAAGTCAACAGCATCAGAGCGTGCTATGGAACAACTAGACAACTTACGTTACGAGTCACGCATCCATTCACATACGTTGACACTCAACCTTGTGAAGAACAAGCGTCCTGCTGGCAATCTTATTGATGACATTGACTTTGAGATTGAACAAGGATCAGGTCGTCTCACTCGTTTACGTGATGGTGAGTTGCCTTCTCAGTTCCTACGTGAGGTCGGCAATGGATGACGAAATCCTTAAAGGATTTGTCACACTATTCCGTGGACGTGGCGATGCTTATGGTTCATGGGAAGGTGGGTGTGTCAGATCACCTTTGACTCCCGACCATTTCAAAAACCATTTAGCCAACGGTCCATTCATCGGTGTTTATCCATGCTTGTCACACAATGGTCAAACACAATGCGTGTGGGGCTGCACAGACATTGACTACGATGCTCCCGAAGAAGCATGGTCATTACACGATGCATTTCAAGCAGTAGGCATACCATCATGGGTTGAGAAGACTCGTCGTGGCTACCACATTTGGGTGTTCGGTACAGAACTGATGCTCGCAGGAGACATGCGACGCATGTTCCTTGCAGCGCACCAAGTCACAGGACTCAACCCCAAAGAAGTAAACCCGAAACAAGAAACACTTAACGTTGGACAACTAGGTAACTATGTTCGTTTACCGTACCCTGACTATGGTAATGGTGTACGATACATGGTAGATCGTGAAGGAAACAAGATCAGTTTATCTGAGTTTGTTCCCGAAGCGATTGCCACAAGAGTGACACCAACAAAAGTAGCCGAGATAGCAGACTACTACCAGCCACCTAAAGTAGCCACAATTACTGTAGGAGCACCGTCACACGACATGGCACAAGCAGCAAGGCAACTGACACCACTAGGTAGAGCCATCTTCAGAGACGGACCTATTGAAGGACGTGACAGGTCAACCACGTTGACACACCTTGCACACGAATGCCGTAAAGCATCACTCAATCCTGAGGATGCTATGAGTATCTTGGAGGATGCTGATTTAAGATGGGGAAAATATCTGATGCGAGGCGAGACGGGACGACTGGAACTGGAGAAGTTACTGGTAAGAGCGTACGGTCACACTCAATCTTCATAGAACAAAGACCACACCCTAAAGAACGACCACGGGCAGCAGTGTCCAAGGCTGGCAAAACATTCATGTACACCCCAGCCAAAACCATTCAAGCAGAAAAAGAAATCGCTGCAGCATGGGATGGTCCAGTCTTTGAAGGTGAAGTCGCTGTCCACATTGTCGTTGACAAAGAAGGAATGGCAATCATCGTAGAACGAATTGACATTGAAACCAAATCATCTTTACGTGGCGACATAGACAACTATGTTAAAACCATTCTAGATGGATTGAACGGTGTTGCTTGGAAAGACGACTCACAAGTCGTCAAGTTGACTGCGATCAAAGCATGAGTACATACAAGAACCAGCCGTGGTCAACACGACTTAAAACAATGGGCGACACAGCAGAGACAGCATTTGAATCTGTTCACCCCACAGCCCACAGGCTGGGGATGCTACGCCCAACGTTTGATACACGCCACATGCGAGACACAATGCGTTACGCCCCCGACTACATGCTCCCCGATGGTCTATACGAAGTCATGGGATGCGCCTCACGAGGCGACAGCATGCTCAAGACACGCTTTGACAAACTGACATCAATGTCAGTATGGCAAGCAGTAGGACCAGTCAACCTATGGATATGGGACTCAAGTAAGAAACGTTATTGGGTAGCCCCACTAGCCGAATGGGTTAAAGCATTCCACAAGTTCGGTGTCGTTGACAGATTCCCCGACAACAACAAACCATACTTCGCACTCCACATTGACTACTTCCCAACAGAGCCGATACGCCATGACATTCAACCTTGATCTACTCGCAGCAAAGCCAACAACAGAAGCAGAACGAATGCTTCAAAACGGTGACGTGTTTGATCCCGAAGACACATCACACATTGAAGCAGTCCAAGACGCAATAGATAAACTAGGACCACAATCAAAGTTCTGCATTGAAGCAATCTTCTACGAAGGTGTCTCATACAGCCAACTAGGTGGGCGCTTAGGCGTGAGCAAACCTCACGCATGGCGACTATCCAAGAAAGCAATGGCAGAACTAGAACGACTACTAATCAACGACCACTCAATCAACATGAGGTACACAATGTTCACAACATGGGAAGAAGCATCAAGAGCAATCATTGATGACATGAACTCATTCATACCAACCAATCCTGCAATCCTCACACAAATAGAAGGAATGCAGAAACGACTCGCACAATGCGTACGATCACAAATAGAAGTCCCACTAGAACTCATCGGTGACGTAGGAGACATGGCTTGCGCACAACTTAAACACGATGGCATTTGGCAAGCAGACTCAATGCACAAACTCTTAGTCAACAAACAACGAGACTACGGACATAACAACATCAACCTGTTTGGTCTAACAGGAATCGCAATCAGAATGTGCGACAAGATCGCACGACTACTAACACTCGTAGAAGAAGGACATCGTCCTAAGAACGAAGCATTAGTAGACACATGGCAAGACCTAGTAGGATACGCAACCATCGCAATGATGGTATGGAACGAAACATTCAATCTACAACTAAGCGAGGAAAAATGAACGAAGAAACAAAAGAAGAAACAACCAAAGAACTAAAGCCACTAGAGTTCACTGATGTCGCTGCACTAGCCATCGCAACAGTCCTATGGTTAGCCGAAATCAATGAAGATCAAACAATCATTGACAAGATTGGTTCAATCGCAGACCGAGTAAAGGGAGACTTCGTTGTATCAGCGGACGAACCTGACATTGCTTGATGAACTACTAGATGAACTAGTACGTGAATCAGTAAGGCTAGGAGTGCCTAAGGCACACCTAGCATGCATCTATGATGTGAAACTAAAAACTATTCCAGCAATAGAAAAAGGAAGAAGCAAAAAACATGTATGACGTAATGGTAATCGCAAGCCTCGTAATCAACTTTATTCTTATCGCATCCATGATCAAAGAAGATAAAAATGGATGACCCACAAAACGTTTACGACGACAGATACTCATGGATACAACACGGCATGAGAAAAGGGTGGATCAGTTTCTACTGCGCAACCCACGATGGATACCTGACAGCAGAAGAAGAAGAACTATACGAAGAGTACGATGATCCCTGCATCCCCATCTACCGCTTCAACCAAGATGAGTGCCAGCCATGAGCGACGAATTCCTAAACTCGTTTGATCCTCAAGACCTTGCCGACCTTCAAGCACGAGCAAACAAAATAGAATCAGACTCAGATACCTTCTATGAGATCAAACTACTCATCCCCCATAGTGGGGCAGAAGCATTCATCAGCACCTACATGAATGCGACAGAAGGAAACATTATGGCAATGCTAGAACTAATGTCATTCGTAACAACAGTAGTAGAAATACTGCAGTTACGAATGGAATAGTTACTTAACAGGCTTCAATAAACAAGCAAACACAGCGTCCACGTAGTCAGCATCGCTGGCTACGGCAGGGCTTAACTCAACATGAATCCACGATCCACCACTACCAATGGTGGATTTTTTGTACACCTGCCACCCATCACGATCACAGCGCCAGCCACGACCAAAAGGACCACCAAGATAATCACCAATATATTCCAAACCAAACGCCTCAGAATGACGCACCAAGAAATCCATTAACGCCAAACCGTCTTCACGGTTTGCGTAACGCAAGTCAATAGCACGACCAGTACCATGAATACTAGGCTTAGCATGCTTCCGCATCTGACGAACATTCCACGTACCAAGATTCCTAATCTTGCCACCATTCAAGAACACAACCCAATCCTTGAACTTTTCAGTACCTTTCAACTTGCCCTTACTATTACCATTCCACCCCGTATAAGGGCGACCCTTAAAAAATAAAGCCATCACTAACCTCCACTACTTTGTCGTCGCAATTCATTATCACGCATACCCTGAGTAACCTGACGAACAGGCACACCCAAGAACGAAGCCCAGTTACCAAGAACCTTCGGCTTCATCTCATCCGATTCAGGAACAAGACGTTCACTCTTACCCAACATCGGCAACAGAGACTGAAGAACATAGTTCAACTTAGGATCAACCAACTGCTGACCATTCGGACCTCGCTCGGTTTGCCCAAGCAAATCAGCGAGTGCAGCAATAACAGGAGAAGCACCAAAACCAGCAGCAACCTTCTCCTTATCCTGACTGAAAGGAACATTGTTATAGAACTTACGTCCACCAAACACTTCAACAGGAAGACGCAACGCAGGGTTAACATACGACAACAAACGAGCAGGATCTTTCAACTGCTCCAAGTCCTTACTCAACCTGTTGAAACCAAGATCAGGTGCAAGATACCATCCATCAGCAATCTTCACAGAACCCTGTTCCTTTAACCAAGAAGGAACAACATCCTTAGAATCGTCCTGACCAACGTTCCTCATTAGATTGTTATACATCGCATACGCACGAGGGTTACTCCACTGGTTAACCAACTGCAATGGGAGGTTGCGTGACATCCAAATCCAAAACGGTACAATCTGACGAATGTTCTCATCAAAAGAACCAACATCGTTATAGTCAAACAAGTAACGCTTCACACGAGCAGTCGCAGTATTAAAATCTAAACCTTTAGCAGCAGAGTCATAAGCGAGCATGAAACGACCCGAACCCTCAACACGCTCACCTATCTTAATTGAACCACGAGTCAAAGGGTTGTCAGTAATAGTGCTTCCCTTACGTGCGAAGTCAGCGAACGCTTCCTCAACACGACCACCACCAGCAGACTCCATAGCACGAACAGCGATCTCAACACGCTTAGCCTCTTCGCCACTAAACTTAGCAAGCCAGTCATCAATCTTGCCCTTGTTATTCACATGAGAAATAAGATCACGATACAAATCAAAACCACGATGCATATTCTTAATATCAGCACCCGAAGCGACAAGAGAGAACGTGTTAGACATAGCGTTGCGAACATGGAAACCAATACTTAACGTTGCATACGCTTTAAAGAAACGTGTGTACTTACCAAAGAAACGATTAAGTTCTTTAGCCCAAGCAGGCTGATCGGCACGACGAACGTTCTGCAAAACTTCAGCGATCTCCTTGGGTGCTTGCGTACCCTTCAAACCAATCTTCTCCAACGAAGCAAAACCATCCTCAGTTGCCTTCTTGAATGTCGTCGCAATATCACCCTGATCAATAGTGCGCATAATCAATTGATTCTGACGCACAGTAAGATCAGCCATGAAATACTTACCTTCAGCATGCGCAGCAGCCATAAGCACACGAGCAATAGGATCATTGGGATCATCATTAAAAGCCTTCATAGCCAACTGCGTAGTCTTACGCCAACGAGTCAACTCATTCGCCTCATCATTAGTAAGACCAGCCTTACGCAAACGAGCAGCAGCATTCTTGCCAGTCAAAGCACGATCTGCTGCAGTCTGAGCAGCACGATCTGCAACAGTCTGAGGCATAGGAGTAGCAACAGGACGAGGACCAAACTTGCCACCCGTACGAGTCTGAGGCAACTTCACAGTCCCATCAATAACAGAATCCACAAAAGCAATAGTGTCCTCAAGCCACGGGATAGTACGCTCAGCAACCTCTTGAGCAGAAGCACGCACAGCCTCAGCAGCATCAAAAGCACCTTGTGCTTGATGCAGCGTGTCAGCCAACTTATTAACAACAGTTTGTTGCTTCTCAGCCTTGCCTGCTAGGCGTGTAGCCTCACGCTGACGAACAGAAGCAAGAGTTGCTTCCAACTTACTAATCTTAGTTTCAACTTTTTTAAGACTCGCTCTAGCAGCAGAAGTACCAGTACTCGCTTCCTTTAACATCGCAGTCAAAGTAGAAACTTTAGTGTTGTCAACAGGAGCAGAAGGAATAACATCAGGGATAACTTCAGGTGCTTCGGCTGCAGCCTCCTTAGCAGCCTTCTCCTGCGCTAACTTTGCAGCGTCATCAGCAGCCTTGGTTAACACATCAGCATGATCGTTAATTGCGACGACAGAGTTGGAGAAACTTTGTTGTGCATACACTTCAGCCTTGGCTGCAGTATTATCTACTTCAGCCAAGAACTTTGCTTGCGGTCCTGATTCCCATGCGGACTTAATGTTTGTGCGACGCAAAGCGACAGCAGCATTGTCAGAGTTAAGAACACCCTTAAGGTCAACCCCTGAGTTGTACCACCCTTGCTGCTTGCCGTTACCATGTACGAGGATGCGCATCTTTTCAAGAGCCATCTGTTGAACGGCAGGATTATGAACATCAGCAACAGATTTTAGTTTTGCTAAATCTATTTGTAGTCCATCAAGTTTTTGTTGCGCAGCACCAAGAGCATTAATGATCTTTTGCTGCGTGGCTATATCTGCTTCAGTTAACTTGCCAGCAGCACGAGCCTTCTCCATATTAGTTAAAGTAGTTTTGCCATTTTGAATGTTGTTTGCCAACTTGGAGATGTCATCTTCAAGAGCAGTGACCTTAGTAGTGTCAGCAACAACATTAGCCTTAGGGTCTTTATATAGAGAACGCCACTCAGCCTCAGTGAACGAAACAGGAGTAACACCATCAGGCATCATCAACACATCAACGTTGCCCTCGGCATCCTTGGCTAGGAAACCTTGAGTGCCATCGGGAAGAACATATTGATCAAGATTAGAAGCAGCAAGATCGTCCATGGCATTAACCATTTCTTTATCATGCATAGCCTTAACATATTGAGGAGTGGACTTCATCTTCTGCAAAGAATCAGTAGCATCATCCATCTTGCCACGAGCAGCATTAGACAAGCCACTCACACGAGTAGCATCAGATGCATCGGCAGCCGTGTTGCGAACACGGACAGACATATCTCCAAGCATACGAGAGAACAACTCATCAGAAGGTTCAAGAGTAATGGAATCAAGTTGCTTCAATACATTCTGAGCACGCTCCAACTCAGGACCACCCAAAGCAGTCAATTTTTCAACCTTTGCCTGCCAATGCTGGCGAAGGTTGCGTGTCACATTCTTCGCAGTATCAGACAACATGTCCTTAGTGACAGTCTGACCATGCTTACCAAGGACAGCACCAATATTAACAAACCTCTGATGCAACTCAGACAACACCATGTACTGAGTTAACTTCTCGGCAACAACTTGAGAAACCTCTTGAGTGGTCAAGCCACTAATCTCTGCAGCCTTAACATTTGCCTTAGTTAAGTTGTTTTCAACCGCACGCTGAATAGCAGACTTACCATCCTTGGCAGTAGGAGCAACGATTGCATCACGAACAGTGTATGTTCTTTGAGTTGCGCCCTGACCAACTTCCCACGTACGCCCAACAATGTTGTCTTCAATCTCTTTAACAACACGATGAAGATCAGCGAAAGTTTCAATAGGTTTAGCAATAGCATTATTGATAGCGTTTTGGAAATCGCTATCAATAGTAATAGTGTCACTAGCAGTTGAAATATTCCGTACAGATCCACCCTCAATATAATCAGACTTAGAATAAACACTTGTATCAGTAGAGTCAGCGAGAGTACTACCATAATCTTCAGCGTTCGCAACATCCATTGCTGCTTCTTCATCAACGCCTGTCTTCGCAAAGATTTCATCAGAAACATTATAATCCGCAACATCACCCACGAGTTCATCTGCATTGGCAGCAGCAGCACGCTCAGCCAATGCCTCTTCACCAACAAGCATCTGAGCAAACTTAACCTTTGCTTCCTGAGTCAAAGGCTCAGCAGAATTAGAAAGACCAGCAGCCTCTAACTGTTCACGAACATTAGAGAACTTTTCCAAACGTGCAGCATATTGGCCTGCCTCATCAGCAACAATATTCACATCTTCAACACGACGAGCAGCAATACGACCTGCAGTGTTCTCCCCAGTAAGACTCGCAGACGCAGCAGCAATTTCACCCTGCTGCTTCTTAGTCGCAGTCGCACCGACAACAACAGCATCACTCACTGTCTCAGTCTTTTTTGCTGCACTCGCTCTAGCAGCATCAGCAATAACAGCAGTCTCGGCATCCTCAAGAGAACGAACAAGATCCTCACGTGCTCTAGCAAGAATCTCAGGAACATCCTCACCAAAGAACTTCTCATCACGAGCCAACATCCACATGCCAGCACGACGACCATCTTCAATATAAGATGGTCCTGAGTTCAACAAAGCAACAACAGTATTCTCGCTACCCTCATAGTTTAACTTGGCAACGCTAGTTGGAGATATTTTATTCTTACCAGTTAAACGCTTAAACCATTCACGATTACCGAGATTAGTTTTAATATACGCATCTACACCACCACTAAACTTTGCTTGAACACCCTTACGACCACGAGTAGCAGAAGCCAAAGGCTGCGAACCAATCCACTCACCAATGTTATTAAGAAGATCACTATTAGCACCAGTGAACACAGTACCCTCAACAATAGAATTATAATTCTCTGTCAACAACTGATTATAATTAACCGTGTCCTGAACATCAGTAATAGTCTTCTCAATCTTAGTCGCAACCTTCTTAGCCTTCGCATCAGTTGCCCTCTTTGTCGTCGCACGCTCCGCAGCCTGACGCTTCTTAACAACAGCCTCAGCAGCAGCACCCTCCGCTTTAGCAGCAGCAAGTTCCTCGGCAAACCTAGCCTCATTAGCAGAAGCCCCAGCAAACTCATCCTTAAACTGGACTAACTGAATCTTCAGTTCGTCCAACTGCTTGAAAACTGGACCAGCACTAATAGGATAAGAACCATCAGGAGCAAGAAGACCTTCAATAGTTCTCTGATAGTTATCAAGAAGACTGACAGCATCGTCCATCTTCTTATTAACGTTTGCTAACTGCAACGCAGCAGCATCGGCTGCAGACGTTGCCTTTAAAGCAACCTCAGTAACATTAGCGATACCAGCAACAGCCTCATTCTTGGCGACGACAACACCTTCGGCAGCCATCTGCAAAGCACTCTTAAAGTTCACCCCAACATCAACAAGATCTTTAGTAGCAGCCTTAAGAACTACCTCATGAGCAGCCTTAGCACCAGTGTCAATAATCGTTTCATCAATAGCACGATCAGAAAGAGTTTTAAGAACACCCTTATCTGACAGTTCTTTCAAACGAGAAGAGATACCCATCTGCTTTGAATAACTACCAACATACTTTTCTGCAACAGTAATAATGTCAGTCTCAAAGAAGTCGTCAGTGAAACCACCATTACGTGCAATCTCATTCAAACGATCAACAGTTAAATCGTCCTTACCTAACTTAGTACCAAACCATTCCATGCCCTCTTTTAATTTACGATGCTGGAAAACAGAGGCAGGGTCAAGAGGACGATCAATGAGTTCAGCGACTTCCTTACTGTAAGCACCACGTGATTCACGCATCCACTTATTAGCAGCATCAGTGCTCATGTGAGGGAAATAGTTTTGGAAACGACCAAAGCCACCACTAGGATCTACAAGTTTAATAATTGCATCAACGTCATCCCAAAAAGAACCAAACAAAGTAGTCCAACGAGACAAAGCCTTCTGCTCTACAGGAGAAGCGTTGGCAAGCAACGCTGGGTTCTCCATATATTTATGCAACGTCTTACGTGTTGACTGAATCTCTGCTTCGCCAGCCTCAGCCATAGTCTGTGCCACACGGCGCTGACCTTCGTTAGCGCCACGTGCAGCAGCCTGACGTTCAGTATCACGAGAAACAATCGTCGTAATAACATCGCCAACTTTACTATCAGGGACATCACCCTTAGCCAAAGCGATACGTAACTCTTTATAATCTTTAGGAGTGAAAGCCTTCTGCATTGCAGAACCAAGTTTAGTTTCAGAACCTGCAAGACGAAGACTAGCCAAACCTTTCTCACTCAACTCACCAATTCTGCCAGTCAAAGGAATACGTCTCGCAGTCAGACGCTTACCAAACATATACACACCACTACGGTTGACACCAAGACGAGCGATCTCGTCAGCATCAAGAGCAGCACGCCCATAGCGTGCAATGTCACCAAGTTTAGCGCCTGACATGCCAGCGTCCTTAGCAAGGTTAGCCAAAGCAAGACGACCAGCACTACCAGCGAAATGCGAAGCACCGAACGTAGCGTAAGTCAAAGGGTCAAGAGCAACGTCACCAACAAAACCAAGAATACGGTCAGCCCATTTGCTTCCCGTATTAACAAAATCTCCAGCACCAAAAGTAGGATCTTTAACCTGCTTCATGAAATCGCCCAAAGACGCATCATCAGGACCGAAGATGTCAATGCCTTCTTTAATACCTGAGATAACGACACGACGGGGAACGTCAAGCGCAATCAAAGGTTTCAACAATAACTTGGCAGGAGCACTGCCAAGAACATCCCCTACAAGACCACGCCATCCACCCTCATCAGGAGCGCCCTTGGTAGAGGCGCTCTTACCTAGCGAAGATTCACGCTTTTGAACAGGTTGAGCAGCAAGGATATCCTTTAGGCTCTGCACCTTAGGTGAAGAGCCAGTAGAAGCACCCATACTATTTGGGTCAAAACGAGGATTATAAACAGCCATCAATAATAGGTGAAGTTGTTACATCAGCCAAGCCCAGTTGTACGCATCTTTAAAGCGTCCAACAAAGGCGTTTGACCGAGCATCTGTAAAGCAATAAGTTCCCCAGCCTTTTTCTGCTGAGCAATACCTGCCTGCTTGAGCAACAGTTTTCTTTTCTTGCTGTAATCATCACCAACAGTACGTTTAGCCTCAGACTTAGCAGCACGATCAAGCATCAAAGCATCTTCACGCTTATTTTCATCAGAAACAGCAAACCTATTAAAATCAGTTTTATTCGGATTATTAATATTCATTTGCTTACCCAAATCAGGGAAAGTGGTCTCTAGGTTTTTACGCCACATATCCTTAACATAAGCCTGACGATCCGCCTCGGTAGCGTTAGGTTTAGTTTTAAGGAAATAGATAGAAGCATTATTGGCGAGCGACCATGCGTCACCAAATTTGCGTCCACCCTCAGGAACTATAGAGTCCCCATACTTAACGGCATCCTCATACGACTTAAATGTAGGCAAAGGAATAGTTTTTAAAGCATCCTCATTTGAAATAGGTTTAATTTTCTTAGGGGCAGGTGTCTGATTTTCTTGCGCATACTTCAACATCACTTGCTTTTCCAAATCAGCAGCACCCTGAACATTCTCGCCCATCTCCATAACTTTTTTACCTTCAGCCTGCAGACGAGTTAACATAGCCTGCAAATCAGAAGTCACAGGCATCGTGTCCATTGTGTAACGTTCAGTGGGCTGAGGCAACATAGCATCACCAAAAACGTTAGAAGCCAAAGCCTTAGCAGAAGCAGCGTTATAAGCAGCCTCATCGCTCAAGTTACTTGCATACTCCTTATACATGTCATCAACAATGCCATCAAGTTCCTTGATAGTCAAACCTGAATCAGTAAAATCTTTCTCTGTCTTTAAACCAAACTTGCCACGCAACTCCATCTTCACATCAAGAGGAGAATCTCCGTTCGCAATGCGCATAGCAGCATTACGAACATCAGCATTAGGATCATTCGTATAAGCAGTCAACAAAGGAACATTAGGAACATAAGGAGCAGCCTGCGTCGCTAACGGATCAACAGATCCAGTTAGCGCACCAAACTCAGGAGAGAACAGCGACGACACAAGATCCTGAATATTGTTAGTTTGTTTAGAACCACCCTTAGTGTTCGCTTGAGACATTAACCAATCAAGAAGAACATCTTCTCCTGCCATCATTGACCTCCTAGAAGAGCGATAATCTGCGACACATCAATACCCTTGCCAGCAAGACCTAACAACTGATCCATGAAATCATTGCGAAGACCCTGATTATTCTGCTGTTGACCCAACTGGGAGTTCAACTGACCTTGTTGCAACTGACTCAACAAACCACTCATATTCTGTTGACTACCCAACTGAGCATTCAACTGGTTCTGTCCGAACTGGCTCAGCAAATTACCCGTATTTTGCTGAGTACCCAACTGGGCATTCAACTGATTCTGTTGCAACTGACTCAACATATCGCCCATGCTCTGTTCAGCACTCAAATTAGATTGCAAACGATTCTGACCCAAACCAATCATCTGCTGGGCATAAGTACCCTGCTGCGCCTGCTGCGCCTGCTGAGACTGCTGCAATGCACGCAACGCTGCAGCACGCTGATTAGCAGCCAAATCCTGCTGAGCACCAGCACGAGCCACATTCACATCACCAATACGAGACTGCTGAGCAGCCTGCTGAGAAGCACCCAACAACTGAGCAAGGTTACCGAACCCTCCCCTTGTCGCTGCGTTCTGTGACTGCAACATCTGCTGCAACGCATCAATACCACCCTGAGGAGCACCAACAGCCTGACTATAAGCAGCCATAGGATCAGTTACAGCACCAACATCAGCCATCTGCAACCCAGCATAAGGGTTTGACTGCCCACCAAGGGCAGCCAAAGCACGCTGAGTGCTCTCATCAATAGTCGTACGACCAGCATCAGACTGAGTACCAATCTCACCACTAATCTGATTATACTGATTCTGCAACATAGCCAAAGCATCAGCGTTCAAACCACCAAGTTGTGTTTCAGCGCCACCATAAAACTTGTTGATAGCATCCTGCTGAGATTTACCACGAGCAGTAGTATCACCCAACAATGTTCCATACAAACGTTTAATGGCATCCTCTTGAGACTGCCCACTGCTCTGAGTATCAGTCAACAACTTGTTATAAAAAGTATTAATAGCATCCTGCTGAGACTGCCCACTGCTCCGAGTATCAGTCAACAATTGGTTATACAAATTGTTGATAGAGTCCATCCCAGTATTAGAACCCATATTGTTCGCATATTGTGTCAAGGAAGCCATCAAAGCCTTATTATCAATACCACCACCACCAGCAGGAGGAGGAGGAGCATTATTTTTTGTGGCTTCATAAACAGCATTTCTTGCCCCAATGCCAGCCATGTTAATAGCATCCCATTTACCATTAGGACCAGCAACAAGATCTCCAGCATCCCAAGCAGCAATAGCAGCCCTACTAATAGGATCAGTACGATTCCAAATCTCCGTACCCCCATACAAGTCCTGAATAGGGGTAAGCCTTTTACCTACATTACGCTTAGTACCAGTATTGCTATTTTGTGTTCCAACAGTCCTTTTACGGTCCGCTTCCCTTGCATATTGATCAGCACTAGCCATGACTCACGCTCCTAAAAATGGGCGCAAGCCCTGTAAAGAAGCAGCCGTGGCAAGAATGTCACGCTGCTTCGCCAATTCTATATCAGCCAAAGTACTTTCATAACCACTCTGCGACTGCGCATCCTGTAAGTCATACTGTGCCAACTGCTGACGCAAAGCATCCAACTGATCATTACGCTGATTCATCCAATTCTGCGAATAATCAGAAGCAGCATTACGGAAAAGACCACTATTACGCAAACCACGACGACCATAACCAGCCCCAAAACCCTCAAGACCCTTAGCAGCAGCCTTATCGGCAGCCATAAGATCACGAGAACCACGCTGCTGCGACAACATACGACTATATGCGTTCATCGCTAAAGAAGCGTCACGCTGCTGGGCAGCGCCACGCTTTTGAGGTTCGTAATTTAAACCTATATCAGTGTAAGCCATCACTAATCACCCTTTTCGTTACCCTCACCCTTATCCACAGAAGCCACAAAAGCCTCCAACAAAGCAACCTTCTGAGCATAATCCGCTACCTGTCGTAGCAAAGACTCAATAACTTTGCCTGCATCTACCTGTGATTGCTCGTTCATACTGTCTCCAATTGTTGTAGTCGTTGATCTAACTCTTGTATTGCCTTAACCATAGGCGCAATAAGCGCCGAATGGTTCAAATATTGCCTATCGCTACCCATAGAAAGGTCACAGCCACCAACATCCACTATTGCTACATCTCTTGTTTCGCCCGCATTTGTGAGTGCTTGCAAAATGTTTTGTGTTGTAAACCCGTAATGGGTTCTACCAACAGTTGCTTCAGGGTCATCGTCAGTATTTTCTGTTAATGGATCATAAGTGACAGGAACAATTTCTCGTATAAA